GGTACCGCGTGGCGCACGGCGTTTCTAGCGACAGGTTTTTCGGCCAAGGTTGACGAGGTATGCTATGTCTGAAAAGCCCAAACGGAACGCACACAGGGGCGCGTCTGCGGGCGCGCGCGGGGCGAAAGATGGATGCAACGTCGAGGAACTATGCGCTGCGCTTGATATCAGTCGTCAGACTGTGACCGATTGGCGGGCTAAGGATTGGCTTGTGTGGGCGCCCTCCGGCCAGTGGTATGATGCGGAAGCGACCCGGGCCAGGGTGTTGTTGATGCGCGGGCCACAAGGCGGAAAGGTTGGTGGTGTGCTCGCGAACCTACCGCCTGATCCGGTTGTACATACTATAACTGCCGACGATGCGGAGCGAATTCGCAACCTACCGCCTGATCTGGCTGACCTACCAGCTGATGTCATAGCTCGCCGCCTGAAGGTTGCACAAATGCTACAGGCCGAGGCCGATGCAAGTCTAGCAGAGGCCAAGTTGGCGATTGCGCAGGGTGATTCCGTGCCAGCGGCAGAGGCGGCAGAGGTTGTGCGGCGTGGCGCCGCCCTGGTTGCCGAGATGTTTGCTGCCGAGATCGAAACGGCCGCCGTCGCGGGGCATGCCCGTTGGGCTATACCACTGACTGATTGCCGAGTGTGGCTCAAGGACTGGGTCGACGCGGTGTTGACGCGATGCGCAAACACGGCCGAATTGGAGGCGGAATGAACCTATGGCGGATATGGGCGCACGCTATCCGGCCGCGAGAACGCCTTGACCCCGCAGAGTGGGCGGCGCGCTACCGGTACCTGACTGCCGCGGAGTCGTCGAAGCCCGGCCAGTGGGACAACGCCTACATCCCAGCCGCCGTCGAACCTATGCAGCGAATGTCCCCGTTCGACCCGTGCCCGCGGGTCGTCCTGATGTTCTGTTCGCAGTTCATCAAGACGGAAATTCTGAATAACATCATCGGTTATTACACGCATTGGTTCCCGCGCCGGGTAATGCTGGTGATGCCAACCATCGACATGGCCGAGAAACATTCGAAGCTGCGCATCGCCCCAATGTATACCAGTCCGGCGTTCCAGGGTATCATTGCGGCCCCACGGTCGAGGGACTCTGGCAACACGTTGACACTAAAGGAGTTCCCCAGCGGGGCCCTGCTAACAACCGGATCGAACTCCGGAAGTCAACTGGCGTCGTGGCCAATGGCTGTCTTGTTGTGTGATGAGATCAAGGACTGGCAGGATTCAGTCTCGCAGCAAGGCTCGCCGCTGCATATTGTGCGGATCCGGCTTTCGTCGCACGGCGACCGGGCGAAGGAAATGGACACGAGCACGCCGGGCGTGAAGGGGACGTGTCCCATTGAGCGTGAGTTCTCATTTTCCAGCCGCGCGGAGTTCGAGGTTCCGTGCCCACAGTGTGGCAAGTTTGAGACGTGGAAATGGCCAGGCTTGCGATATGATGGGGATCCGAAGCGTCCCGGCTTCCGTGTCTGGTATGAGTGTGGAAAGTGTGGGCATCACATTGAGGAGCACGAGAAGGCAACAATCTTCCCGCTCGGCCGGTGGGTACACGCGGATCCTGACAATCCAGTGAAAGGTTATCATATCAACGCCTTGTATATGCCCCCAGGGCGGACGACCTGGCGAAAGCTGGTCGAGGAATTCAACGAGGCCAACGAACGAGCGAAACAGGGCGATAGCACACTGCTGCAAGTCTTCGTAAACACACGCCTCGCGGAGACCTGGGAGGATGTCGGTGTTGGGGAGGTGCCTGTGAATGCCCTACTTTCGCGCCGCGAGCCCTGGCCAGACGATGCAATCCCGAATGGGATCCTCGTCCTGACCTGCGGCGTCGACGTCCACGATGACCGGCTCGACTGCCACCTGGTTGGTTGGGGACTGCACGGGGAGCGGTGGACCGTCGACTATCGCATCATCCCGGGCGGGCCGATCCCAGACGAACAGGGCCGGTATGATTGGGACTATTTGGATGACCTGCGGCACGAGACTTTCCGACGCGCCGATGGAATGCAGTTGCCAATCACGATCACACTCATCGACCTGGGCGGGCACAGGACTGATGAAGCCTACAGATACACCCGCTCTAAGTCTCCGCATCAAGTCGTCGGCTGTTTCGGTCGCGACGACAGCACGGCGCTGAGGCCGGTGGTTGAACGGCAGGCACGCCGGGACGAGAAAAGGCAAAACGCACACTATCGCATCGTTGGTACCGACCCCGCCAAGACCGCCGTTTTCCGGGCGATGCGGACGTGGGACGTGAAGTCGCCGGGCGGACCTGGAACCTGGCACTTCCCGATGCGCGACTGGTGCGACGAGGAGTGGTTCAAGCAGCTCACCGGCGAGCATGCGGTTACAATCACAACGAAGCGTGGACGCCAACGCCGCATCTACGTCCAGCACCGGCACGACAACCACGTGCTGGACACATCGGTCCTGGGATACGCCGGGTTCCGTGTGCTCGAAATCGAAGGCCGCCTGCGCCGCCTAATGGCCGCGCCCACAAGTGATCCCCTGCCGCGCGGCCGTCTACCCAAGCCCGAAACTCCCGTGCCGCCGTCACCGATCAAGGATCAGGCCAAACCTGTGGACAATGAGAGTGAGGATGTAGGCTCCCTGTCTGCACCCCCCAGCCGTATCCGTGGTAGGTGGCATGGCGGCTCCGACCCAAGAAGAGATTGACGCCGCCCGCAAGGCCGACCTGAACGGCATTACCAGCATCCGCGATGCCGAACAGGCCATCACCTATGATGCCAAGGCTCGCGCAGAGGGCATCGTCCGCGCCGAACGCCGCGCCAACCGCACCCCGATCGTTGGCTATGCTAAATGCAGCAAGGGGACTTGATGGCGGCGAAAGACCGTAAGCCAAGGAAACCGCGCGCTCCGGGCGTGGGGTCCATCGCGACACGATCCTATGATGCTGGCACACAGGGCCGCCGCCTCTCTGGGATGCAGGCGACAGGTACTGACGGCAACGCGGAACTGGCACTGGACGGCGCCTTGATGCGCTGGCGGTCCCGTAAGCTGGAGCGGGATTCGTCCTATGCGCTCAAGGTACTGCGCGAGTTTGCGACTGACCAGGTCGGCGACGGTATCCGCCCGCAATTTGAGACGGGCACAGACAAAGGCGATCGTAGGCTGACTGATGACTTTGAGGAATTTGTATATCAGTGTGACTCACTTACGGGTGGAACACTGTACGGCAATCAGCATCAGCTCGCAATGGCACTCGCCCGCGACGGCGGCGCGATGCTGCGTCGACGCTGGCGCCGTCCTGGCGACGCGGACTTGTGGGGGCGCCCGCTGACGGTGCCACTCCAGATCCAAACCCTTGAGTTGGATTATCTCACAACCAGTCTCGACGGGCAGTCACAGAACGGCACGATCGCGAACGGGATCGAGATCAATCCCTACGGCCAACGGGTCGCATATCACCTCTACAGATCGCACCCCGGCTCACAGTGGATGTTCGGCGGAAACGGTAGCGCGTTTGGGCTGGACGTCCCATCCGATACCATCATGGGGGGGTTCCGAGGCGACGTATCGCGTGTTTCAGCCTCTGAGATCCTGCACGTCTTCCCGTATTCGCTGACCCGGCCCGGACAGATTACCGCCGCGCCTTGGCTTCACGCGGTCATTCTGCGCCTGTGGGATCTTGATGGATGGATGGACGCGACTATGCTCGCGCGCCGGATGTCCGCATCCATGGGCGCGTTTGTCACAGGGGGAGATCCGCTTGCTTCTCCTGATTCGGTCGATTCTGCACACCCCGTCAATGATCGCGATTCGTGGAAAGTGTTGGACGGCGCCGGGTATCCGCTAGAACTGACTGAGCCGGGCGTCATAGGATATTGTCCGAACGGCAAGACGGTTGAATTCCCAGAACAGCCCAGCGTGCCGGGCCACGAAGAGTCTTCGCGCGTGTCCTTGCGCGAGATCGCCGCTGGTACAGGAATGTCCTACGAGGCGCTTTCCGGCGACGTATCACAGGGCAATTTTATCAGTCTTCGCGTTGCTTTGCTGGGCCGCCGCCGCCTGATGGATTCGCTCCGCTCGCAGGTCACGATCCCGATGCTATGTCGCCCGCTTGGATATTGGTTCTTGGCAGCGGAAGACCTTTCTGGGCGGTACCGACAGACCCGCGATCCTGTGCGTGTGCGATGGATTCCCCCGGCCCACGAGGATGCAGACGAACTCACCCGGATTAAGATCCTGGCGGCCAAGATCCGCTATGGGTTTGCGTCGTGGGAAGGGACGATCCGGGGGGAGCAGTGTGATCCGGAGCAACTCGCCGCCGAGATCCGCCGCTCGAACCTGCTCTTGGACGGCAGCCGGGACGGCGGCGCCCCGATCATCCTTGACTCTGATCCCCGCCGTATGACGCAGGCGGGGCAACCCGCCGCGCCCGCCGAACCGTCACCGATCAACGGTACACAGATGCCTGATAATAATCGAGACAAGGGAGGCGTCGCCTAATGGCCACACCGAGCATTCGCACCAGGACCGTCGAAACCCGCGCCGCGGATCTCGGTACCTATGATGCCTCCACCCGCACGCAGCACGTCGTGTTTTTTACACAAACCGACGCGATCAAGAAGGATCTTGATGGACAGCGGTACATTGAGCGGTGGCATCCCGAGGGCTGCGATCTGACCCGCGCCATGGGCGTCGGTGTGTCGCTGTTCTTCAACCACGCGCAGGGCGACACGCAGGATCCGCGCTATATTGAGCAGCGGCATGTTATCGGTAATGCCGTCCCCGAATCCTGGGTGATGACTCCTGAGCGTGGCGAATGCGACATTCGATTCATCGCGTTTGCTGAGGATGAATCTGACACTGAGGATGATAAGCGCGGTGCTATGAAGGTCGCGCACGGCTACAGCCGCGGGATCTCCCCCGGCTACCGAAAGATCGAAACTCGCGTGGAGGCGCCGGATGAGGTTGGGGGACTCCCCATCCTACATATCCTGCGCTCGGAAATCGTAGAACTGTCGGCCTCGCCGATGCAGGCGGATCCTGGAGCCGGCACACGCTCAATGGAGGATGCTATGCCCGACGCCATCAAGACGGATCCGACCCCGGACGAGATCGCGGCCCGCAACCTGGAGATTGAAAACGCCCGCAAGGCTGGCCGCAAGGAAGGCTCCAAACATACGATCGCGATCCGCTCCCTGTGCGCTCGCCACGGCGTCGACCTGGACGCGACGCCCAAGGAGTCAGATCCCGAAGCTATGATCGCAATCCGCGCAGCCATGGACGATCCTGAGATCAAGATTGCGCGCGTGTCGGAGCTGATCCTGGACGTGCTGGCGACCCGATCGGATGCTGCTGGTATCCGCACTGGACATACCGAGATGACGCGCGACGAGGGCGAGACCACTATCCGCGCAATGGATGCCTCACTGTCTATGCGCGCCGGACTGAGTGTGTCGGCCGAAGCTCAGGAGTTGGCCGCCCCGCTCGCATCCCTTGACCTGCTGGAGATCGGGCGGCGAAATCTGGAGCTGCACGGCGTTTCGACTCGCAGCATGACCTCGCGCCCGCAGTTGGCCCGAGCCATTCTTCACCAGGCGCCCGGCAAGGACATTGCGATCCGCGGCGGCGCGCACATGGTGGGCGACTTCCCGAGCCTGAATGCCAACGTGATGAACAAGGTTCTTCAGGCGGAAAAGGCGCTTTCGGGAGATTATGCGTGGTTTGAAAAGATCGGCTCCCGCAACGACTTTGCCGATTACACCCCCCGCACGTTTGTCGAAATGGGCGGACTTGGTGAATTGCCGGTTGTGAAGGAGGGCCAGGAATACGGTCGTGTGACGTTCGGCGACGGCTCGTTGTCCTACACGATCCAGAAGCGCGGCGCTGAGTTGCCGTTGACCGAGGAAACCTTGCTGCACAACGACCTTGGGCAGTGGGCACGCCTTGGCCGGATGTGGGTCAGATCCTCGATTCGGACCAAGTCGGCCGTTGCCGCCGCCGCCCTGTTTGGGAATCCTGTGATGAATGACGGTATTGTGTGTTTCGCAGCTGGTGTACCTGTGTGGGACAAAAAGCAGAAGACCAACAGCGGCGGGCACAACAACCTCGTTACCTCTGGCGGTGCCCCGTCCCCCGCTAGGATGGCCATCGTTGATCAGTTGCTCCGTACGGCGGTTGATCGTAGTGGGGCTGTGGTCGGCAGTCGCGCCAGGTATTTCCTTGGGCCGTCTGACTATGCGACCACTTTGGAGCGGTACTACTCGGCATCTTATGTCGCCGACGAAACCGATCCGACCACGATCGTGACTGTGCCGCTGGCCGAAGCGAACCGGATCTATATCCCCTCGCTTGCCGGAACGTACCCGTGGGTTTTGGGCACTGGCGACACCATGGCTTTCGAGTATGCATACTTGCAGGGCGAGGGCGGCCCGGTTGTGATCGAATATGCCGAGCAAAAGACCGATTCGCGGATCTACCACTGCCGCGAAGTGTTTGGCTGCCGCGTGCTAGATCACACCGCGTTCGCGATGAACGACGGCGTGGCCTAAGTCAATGGTTGACGCGGCCGGCTAATGCCGGCAGGAGGACGCTATGCAGTTTGCACAGGGAGTCAAGGAAACGGTTCTTCGGACGGTCCCGGCCGGCGGTGTGCTGGCTGATACCGCGTATCTGATCGGAGTCGAGATCCTTGTCGCGACGGATGACTATGACGCCGCTGACACAGGCGTTTTTGTCAAGCGTGGCCTGGTTGGGCTGAAGCCGAAGGCTGGTGATGTCCCGGTAGACGGCGGCGCGTGCTATCTGGATGCCACGACTCACGAGGTGCAGGCGACGCCTGGCGCTGCTGTGTACCTCTGTGGCGCGCGAAACTCGAAGGATGCCGTGTCCTTCGACGACGGCACGACCTTCATCGGCGTCGACCTCGATGGGACCGTGGCGGCTGTCTACGGCGTCCCCGGTGATATTCAGGGTGTGACCGCGGGGACGGGCCTGACCGGTGGCGGCACGTCCGGTCCCGTGACCCTGAGCATCGACAGTTCCGCGATCCCGGGCATGGCGGCTGTGGGCGGGGCCGGGAATCTCGTGCAGACGGCGGCTGCTGATCGTGCGCTGTCCGACGCCAGCATCCCCGTGGCCAACGTTGTGACTGAGGCGGCTGCGGCCTCTGCCGCCGATCAGATTGTGACCTCTGCGGGAGCCTCCAAGGTCGTGAAGGATTCGGGCGTCCCGCTGGCGAACCTGCCGCAGATGGCGGCTGTCGGTGGTGTCGGTGAACTGCTCTACACGGTGGCGGCGGATCGCGCCGTGTCGTCTTCGGGCCTGGCCGTGGGGATGCTTCCCCGCATCGCGAGGGTCCGTGTGACTGCGCCTGCTGACGGCAACGCGCACGACACGGCTCTTGTGCTGCCGGCGAAGGCGCTGGTCCTGGACGCGTGGATTGACGTTGTGACCGCGGACACCGTCCCCGGTTCGACGACCTTCAGTTTCGGCGTCAACGGCACCACGACCGGCTTTGTCACAGGTCTGGACCTGACCAGCACAGGCATTGCAACTGGTGGTGTGGACCTGGACGGAACGAACAACTGGTTCACCGCGACCACCTACGGATCGCTGCTCGCCGACTTCGTGGCCGGCACGAATGCCGACGATCGCGGGCTGTACGCGCGGAAGATCAAAGACAAGGGCGGCGAGACGGTCGCCTACCAGGCCAGCGCCGGATCCAACGCCGTCATCGACTTGTACGTGATGTACGCGGTGCCGCAGTAGTCCGACCCAACCCCCGCCCGTGGCCCATGCGCGGGCGGGGCTGAAACCCTGACCGGAGCGTGAGCGTGGGTAGCGCATTCGACAGTATCGCGGCGAGCATGCACGAGACGATCCGGGATACGTTCGGCGTCTCCGCGTCGTGTGTTCCTGTCGACGGTTCCGCCCCCTACACCGCCACGATCGTCTACCACATCGCGCCACGCACAGACGGCCTGGATCCGGCTGGCATGACGCAGTACCAGCACCTTGGACCGAGTGCCGACGTGGCCCTTGCCGACTGCGTTCCTGCACCGGCACAGGGCGATGTTTGGACGATCCCCGCCGACGCGTCGAAGGGCCTGGCCGACGACACCGACTTCCGCGTGGTTGGGGTTGTCCCGAAGGGCGCGGGCCAGTTGCGACTCTTGCTGACGGAGGTAGCCGCGTGAGCATCGGCACTCCCAGCGAGATCCGGTTGGCGGTCGTTGCCGCATTGACCGGACAGACCGACGCCGACGCCCGCGTGCGCGATGCCGAGCCGTTGCCGCTGGACGCCCAATCCCTGAAGGCTGGCCCGTGGCTGTCTGTGTGGACGCCCAAGCGTCGGTCCGTCCCTATGGGTGGCCCTCGGCGCCTATACACCGTCAGCGTGGACATCCTGATTCAGGGCGTGCTGTCCGGTCCGGACGGTCCAACGACGGTGAGTCGTCTCGACACGCTGGAATCCCAGGTCCGCGATGTGCTGTTGTCGGGGACGTGGGCGGATCAGTGGACGAAGATCGAGGCGGTTGAGTGCGACAACGGTGTTGACCCGCGCGACCCGTCCGTTGGCAGTTTCGACCTGACGATCCGGGTCGCGCACGATCAACAGTACGTGCCGACGCCCCCCGATCCGAGCGGTCAGATCCATCACGTCACAACCGAGCCGGTCAACACCGACGCGGAGGACACGGAACAGATCATCGTTGTGTCGACGCCCCCGGCGCCGGCCCCGTAGAAAGTGGAGGACGCCATGTCCGTTTCTCTCGTGCCCCCGCTGATCCCGACGCACAAGATCCCGGGCCTCCGTATCTACGTCGACAGGTCGTATGCTGGAACGGCAACGGACCGTCCGCGCACCCTGATCGTCGCTCCGTGCGAGACCGGCGCTAGCCTTCCGACCGGACTCCCGGCGCTGGTGACGTCGCTGGACGATGTTGCGACGTACTGTGGCGAGGGCTCGCCGATGTACGAGGCGTGCGCCGCATACTGGACCGCGCACCCCACGGCGGAACTGTGGATCGCGTGGCCGGGTGACGGCACAACGAAGGCGACGTTCACCGGGACGCTGTCGGGCACTACCAGCGCCGCCGGCACCCTGCACCTGTACGGCAACGGAATCCATCACCTCGCCGTCGCGATCCCGAAGTCGAGTGACGCGACCGCGACCGCCGAACTGCTGGAAACGGCGGTCGACGGTGCCGACGACTTCCCCTGCACGTTGAACAACACAGCCGGTGCGCTGACGTTCGAAACCAAGTTCGGTGGTGTGCCCGCAAACTTCGTGGATTTGCGATGGAACTACGGCGGCGCGACGGCGGGCGAATCCACCCCCGCCGGCCTGACCCTTCCGACGATTGTTGCGGGTGTTGCTGGCGCGACCGATGTCTCGCACGCGACCCTGATCGCTGCCATCGCGGATGACCGCTTCGATCACGTCGTCCTGGGCTACAACGACACAACGACTATCGGCCTGTGGGCGACCGAGATCGCGCGCCGCTGGGGCGACAACGTCATGCTGTATTCGTGGGCCTCGGTCGCGAATAAGGACATCATCGCGGACCTCAAGACGTGGGTCGAGACGCACGACGACTGGCGGATCCAGGCGATCGGCTACGAGGCTGAGAACCCGACGCCGCCGTGGATCATCGCCGCGGACTACGGCGCGACCTGTGAATACCACCGGACCCTCGGCCCGACCGGGTCTCCACACCAGGGCGTCGACGGCTACACGCTGGGGACCGCCGTCGCCACCCCGAAGGGCAACAGGTTCACGAAGGCACAGCGGGAACTGCTGCTGGGCTACGGCTGTGCTACGATGTCGACCGACTCGTCCGGAGACGTCATGGTCGAACTGGAAGAGGCGTCGAATGGCGACCCGATCCAGAACACATGGATCCTGAAGGCGTGGAACGAATACAAGATCAGCGAACTGACGCAGCCCGCGTACCGAAACAAGGCGCTGATCAGCGACGAACTGGATCCGGTTCCCGCCGGTTGCATGGCACCGAAGTCGCTCCGCGCGAAGTACCTGGCGATGGGCCGTGTCGCATTCGAGCGCGGTTGGTTCCGGGACTACACCTCGTATCAGGCCGGCCTTGTGGTCGAGCCTGTGACCGGGGATCCGGACGCGGTCGCGATCCTGGAGACGCCGAACCTCGCTGGCCAGTTGCGCCGGATCAACAACGTCGTGCAGTTCACTCACACCGCGTCCTGATAGGAGGGCTCGATCATGGCCATCACGAACAACGTCATCGGCCGTCCGGCCACGTGCCGCATCGACGGACGCACCCTGGCGATGAACGGCTGCACGTACAGCCCGCCCGGCGCGGCTGCGGAGCCTGTGAAGGGCGACAGGCGCATCATCGGGTGGAAGGAAGGCGAGCCGACGCCCGCGATCCTGAAGGGCACGCCGGTCCTGGATTCGTGGACGCTAGACGACCTGCAAGCCGTCCGCAACTCCACGATTGATGTCGACTTCGGCAACGGGGAAATCTACATCCTCGGCAAGGCCCGCCTGACGAACGTCCCCGAACACAACAGCGACGACGGCACCTGTGGCGAGTGTACCTTCATGGGCCTGACCGGCGAACGCGCCTAGTCCCCCGACCTGGCGCAGCGAGGTAATACTGTGGCTGCGACCCTCCCCATCACCATCGCACTGAGCCGGCCCGTCAAAGACGGGTCGCGCACACTGTCTGAGGTCTGCATCACGCGTCGCCGGTCCGGTGCGGATCTGCGTGCGGAGTCGCGGGCAGAGTCGACCGACCATGCTGGTTTGATCGAAGTCCAGCGGGCGGGCGACATGCTGCCTTCTACTCCCGAGGCCATGGCGAATCAGGATGTCAACGCGGTCCTGGCCGCCATCGCATCGGCGGGGGACGAACCCGCCGAAATCGAAGCGTGGCCGTATGTTCTGCGGTTTCCGACCGGCGACCTGACCGAGATCAAGCGCCCGCGCGAAGCCATAGGCAAGGACGCGCGTATCGTTGGCCGCGTCGCGGGCGATTGCGTGCCCCTGCGGATGATCGCGTGGGTGGAACTGCTGTGCGGCCTGACGCGGGCGGAATTTGACGCCCTGGACGCGTGCGACGCGGAGGCGCTGTGCTTGGGTGTGGTCCCTTTTTATGCGGGTTCCCCGATCCGGCCGAGTGCCTCCGCATTCTTGCTCGGCTCGCCGTCGCCTGTTCCTGGCAGCCCTCGGAGCTAGACGCGCTGCCGCTGGCGGACCTGGAGGCGCGGCAGGACGAGATCCGGCAGGCACTGAGAGAGGTCCGTGGTGGCCAGTAAGAAATTCCGAGTCGCGGTAGAGATTGCGGCCACAGACGCCGCCTCGTCCAAGGCTCGCACGATTTTCCGCGGCATCGCGGCTGAGGCCCGCTTGTTGTCGTCGGGAGTCTCCGGGGCGTATCACAGGATCGTCAACCTGAAGTCGGCCGTGATGGGACTGACGGCGGGCTATCTCGGCATGCGTGGCGTACACGCTGCCGACGAATGGGCGAGCGGCGCCGCGGAGTTGTCGCGTCTGTCGCGGCAGGTTGGGATGTCGACCGAGGGATTCCAGGAGTTCGAGCAAGTCGCGGAACACGCAGGCGTAGCGCCAGACGCATTCCGGCTCGCACTCAATTTTGCGAACAAGGAGTTGGGCGCATTCCACGCCGGTACCGGGAAGCTGTCCGCGTTCCTGAAGTCATACCCAGCCCTCGCCACGAAGCTGCGATCTGCCCCGAACACAGAAGCCGCCCTGTCGACGGAACTGGAAGTGCTGAGGCGCCTGCCGGACGCGGCCTCGAAGGCGTACATGGCGCGCGTGATGTTTGGCCGCGGCAGCGCCGGGATGGTCCGCATGGCGGAACTGTCGGCCGCTGCCATCGACAAAGAGCGGGAGGCGGCCCGGGCAAACGGCTTGGTAACGACACAGGCCGGGTTGGATGCGGAATCGTTTGCGCGGGCGCAGAACGAGGCGGGAGACGCAATCGAGGGTGTCAAGAACGCCATCGGCGCAAGCCTGTTGCCTGTGTTGACGCCGGCGGTCAACAAATTCGCGGACTGGGTGCGGCAGAATCGAGCGTTGGTTGCGTCGAAGGTCACGGCGCTCATCGAGCGCACCGGACAAGTGGTCTACACCCTCGCCACAGACACGCTCCCGAGGGTGTCGAAATTCATGTCGTTCATCGCAGACAACTGGCGCGAAATCTACGCCGGGGCCAAGGTTTTCGCGATGTTCTGGGCCGGGACCAAGATCATCGGCGGAATCCAGGCTGCCGTTGCCGCCGCCGCTCCTTTGATCGGGCTGGCGAGCGGAGGCGCTGCCGCCGCGGGTGCCGCGAGCGCGTTCGGCACAGGCGCGGGCGGATCGTTCATGGCGAAACTGGCGGCCGGTGCCGGGCCGTGGGGTGTGGTTGCCGCCGCTGCCATCGGGACGGCGTTGCTGGTGCGGTTCAACAACAAGGGCGACAAGGAGCGGCTGGAAAGCAACACGAAGTTTAAGGCACAGAAAGCGGCATTTGAGGCGGGTCGGTGGGCTCGTGCGTTGCCCGACGCCGCCGACCAGGCCGAACGCAACATCTACAGCGTCAACAACCCCGCCGTCCGGGGTATGACCATCGAACAGTTCCGGGCACACCCCTACTGGCAGGGCGAGGTTGGGAAGGAAACGCAACGGGTGGCGGCGCTTAACTACGGCGTCACGTCGATTGATCAGGCTGAGGCCCGAGCCGCATCGTTTGGCACCCCGGCCGCCTTCCAACCAAACAACCCGTATGCGCCCAACGTCCACGGGGCAGTCAAGGTCGAGGTGGAACTGAGCGGCGCCCCGAAGGGAACGAAGATGCGGACACGGTCGACGGGACAGGTCGACGCGAGCGGAACCATGCGCCGCCTTGTGGGTGTCGACGCCTATGAACCGGAGTACGAGTGATGCGGCAGGCGAGTTTCAGGGGCGTCGACTTCTCGTGGGTGGACGCCCCGCGCCAGTTCGGTCGCAACACAGCGGAACACGTCTACCCCGACCGAGTGGACAGCGACGGGAACGCGGTCGAGTCCCGCCCGCCGTGGGTGGAAGATCCGAGTGGCCGCGTCCGCACGTTCCCGATGACGGTGGTTTTCGTCGGTGACGACTGCGAGACACAGGCGGACAAGTTCGTCGCGGCGTGTGAGACCCCCGGACCAGGGCGCCTCGTCCACCCCATCCTTGGCGAGCTTGACGCGATCTGCGAAACCGGATCGCAGACCATCGACCAGACCAACGGCGAGGCGCGGCTAGAGGTCACGTTCAAAGAATGCGGCCGTGCGGATCTGGCCGCGGAACAGTCCACAGCCACGTCGGTCCCATCCGCCTCCCTAGCAGCCGCCGTACGTGCCGCCGCACACGCTCGCGCGATGCTGAACCGTGCCGCGTCCATGGCCGAATCGATCGCGACCGCCACGGACGTCCTGACCGATGCTATGGCGACGGTCCGCGACATCATGGTTGCTGTCGGATCGCCCGCGTTGGCGTCAACGATCAAGGGCCGTGTGATTGCCCTGACCGCATCCGCCGCCGCCCTCGCAGAGACACCCGAAGACATTGCGGACGCGTGGGATACTCTGTTCGCCGACACGTCGTCCGCGGATTGCATGGCATCGATTGCCGACCTGTCCGCGGTCACGTCGACGGACGAATACGGGGACGCCGTCGCACAGGCGATTGTCATTTCGACAGCCGGCGCGGCCTGCAACGCCGCCATCGCCAACCCCGGCGAAACGAATCTGGACGCTGACGCCCAAGCGAGCGCGCTGACCGCGTCCCTGATTACCGCCGCCGACTTGGCGCACACCCCGGACCAGCGCGCGGACCTCGTCGGGCTCGCGTCCGTGTCGGCGTCCGCCCTTCGTCGCATCGCCGGCACGCTGCCCCGGGTCGAAGTCATCACGATCCGTCGCCCGACGCCGCTGCTGACCCTCGTCGCCGACCTGTTTCCAGGCCAGGACCCGGAACGGGCGGCACTCGCGATCCTGCGACGTAACCCCCGCGTCAACGCGTTGTTCGTGCCTGCCGGAACGCTGGAGGTGGTCAATGCCTGACATCCCCAGCCTGCGAGTCGGCGGCGGGACATTCGACGGGTGGGAGTCTGTGACCGTAACCCGCTCGCTGGAAATCATGCCCGATACCTTCAGCCTGGAAGCGACGGTCCCGCGCATCGACATCCCGGCCGGTGCCCGGTGTGAAGTCTGCTACGGCTCGGACGTTGTGCTGACGGGCATGCTGGAAAAGCCGCGCTGGCGACGCGATGCCAACGGGCGATCCTTCGGCGTTTCCGGCCGGTCGCTCCCGGGCAATCTCGTCGACTGTGCAGCAAAGCCGGGCGTGTACCTTGGCCTGGATCTGGGAACGCTCGGATGGCAGCTTGCGGAGCCGTACGGGGTGGACGTCCGGGTTGCGGTCGGCGTCAACCCACCGACCCTGCCCCGCGTCGTCGTGAAGCCGGGGCAGACGGTCTATGAGGTTTTGGAGAAACAGGCCAGGTCCGCGGCGATGTTGTGGCTATGTGGCACGGACGGCGTTCTTGTGTTGACCGTTCCCGGCCAGGTCCGCGCGTCGACCACGCTGGCATTCCCGGCTGTGGAGTCAATCGAGACATCCCTTGATCTGGCCAAGCGCGTCGACGTCATCGAATGCCGTGGACAGATTGCGGGCGATGGCGGCATCTGGGGCGTCGGCGCGTTTTCGGTCGGGACCGTGACCGACGCCAGCCTCAAAGGCAAGCGGAAGATCATCATCAATGCCCCGAACCGGGCGACGGCGCAACAGTGCGCGGACCGTGCGGCAATCGAGGCCGCGGCCCGCTACGGAAAGTCTGTGTCGGTGCCAGTCAAGGCGTCGTCATGGCGCGATCCGAGTGGTGCCCTGTGGCAACCTGGGAGGCTGTACCCGACGCGGGAAGAATGGTGGGGCCTGGACACGCCTCTGATTCTGCGGTCGGTCACGATGACGTACGGGGCGAAAACCGGCACGTCTGCGGACCTGGATCTGACCGTGCCGCAAGCCTACCTGTGGGAGCGCATCGCGGCGGCGGATCCGAAGCTGGCGAAGGGCCTGCGTGTGGCGTTCCCGGAACTGCTGGGGAATTGGTGATGGCACGTCGCGCAATCAGTCGCGGGATCGTCACCGCCTACGATGACACTGGGGACGTGCCTTTGTGTCAGGTACAGGTCGGCCCCGATGCGTCAGAGGCGATCCCGGACCTGGAATGTCTACAGCCCGCGGGACTGTCGCACGTGCCGACCGCCGCGAGTGACGGACACGGGGCGGAAGCGGTCGTCGCAGAGACTTCCGCGGGCCTGGACGTTGTATCGGGCCTGTCTGACCGCCGCCGCCGTCAGAAGGGGCATTCCGCGGGCGACACAGTGCTATTCGGCACGCATCACGCGACGGCCGCCGACAACGCGCGCGTGGAGTGTCTGACGGCCGCCGTCGCGGTCAAGGGCAAGCCGTTGACAGTGGACAGCACCTGTGACGCGAGCGGGTACAAGGCCGGCGGAACGGCCGGTAAGACGGGAGTCAAAACGATCGTGACGGACGCCGGGACGCTGACGTTGACGTTCAAGGGCGGCATTCTGACAGCCACCGATCCGATCGGGTGGATGGGGGACTAAATGGCAACCGCTGCATGGTCCGAAATCAGCCTGTCGAACGGCCTGTCTGGACCGGTCTTCCGCGCGTGGGATGCGGCGATCAACCTGCTGCCCGACCATCCGACGATGGCCGACACATGGACGGTCATCGACTGTTCCGCGGGGACTGTCGACGCGACTCCGCCGTGGTCCGACACCGGGTGGATATCGGATATCAGCCCCACGGATCCGTCGTGGGTCGCGCTGCGGTGTGCGCAGGCCAACGCGGACGACACGTACCGCGAGGTCTTTCTGGGGTACGTCAGGGGGACACACGACCTCGCTGGATTCGGATCCAAGACTGGCAAGGGCATCTACTGCTGCTACTCCCCGATCGGCGGATGGAACACAACCGATCATCTATTCGGCGCGGACCTGGGCGACTGGCGGAACGGGTCATTGAAGGCGCTGACCGGGTACGACGCCGCGGCGGTGATGAAGTTCTGGTTGTCGTCCGGGGCGGCTGATCGGCCTGGTGGCCTGGGTGTGCTGACGCGCCAGGGCACGGGTTCGCACACCTACTCGTTCCTGGTCCCCGAAGTACGCCCGCCCGTAGGTAGTGCCGAGGACCCGCGCCGGTCCTGTCTCTGCTACGGCCAACCGTCAGCGACCGGGGCCGGATTCCTGTCGACCGTTGGCGGCGGCGGCATCGTGCCGAAAACGACCCTTGACGGCTGGGACGTGTCGTACCTCGTGAAGGGGACCGCGTACGGCACAGACGGCATCGATTCGGCACTTGTCGCGGTCGACGGGATCCGAGTCAATAACATCACGACGGGACTCAATATAGGCCTGTTGGTCGCCCCGGAAGGTATCACAGGCACCAACGGCGAGCCAGACGCCGGGGCGGGCCTGGCGATCTGGGAAAACTACGCGTGGCCGTACGACGCGGACCGCGATGGGTCCTGGGTGTAGGGGGTAGGCGTGGCGACGATTGCTACCACAGGCATCACGGCTACCCGTTTCGGGGCGGCGGCTCCGGTTGCGGCCACGATCAACCTGCTGTCGGCAGTCACGGACGGGCCGTTGACGCTTGTGCTGACGTTCGACCGCCCCCCCGCCGGTGCTGTTCTGTCTGCTGGTTCATACACCATCACAACCAGCGGCGGCGGCCACGTTCCCAGCGTTGCTTCGGTGGCCCTGGATGCCGTCCCGCCCGGCGAGGTCTACCCGTTTGGTGTGCGGCTGGCGTTCGCGGAACAGGCCACAGACGGCGAGTCGTACGCGGTCGCGGTCGCTGGCATCACCGGGCCGTGTGACGAGGCGTTGGGCGTCGATTCGGCGTCCTGGACTGCGGAAGCGGTCGCCCCGCAGGCCGTTTCCGCGCAGGCTTCACACCTGGATCTAGCCGTCACATTCGACGCGGACCTTGACCCGGCTACCATTGGCGACCCTGGAGACTGGACGCTTGCCGGCATGACGTCCCCGCCCACGATCCTGTCTGTGACTCTGGACGTGGTCGCGAGCTTGGTTGATCTCGTCCTTGACGGCGAGCTTGCCACGGGCGCGACCATCACCGCTCCTGCGACCGTCACGGACACGTCGGGTAACGCGGTCGACGCCGCGCATCGGACCGCGACGGTGTACGTCGACAACGACGATCCGGTGAGCCTGGACGGAACCGACGCCAACGCCGCCGCCCTGTATGTCACTCCATCCGGGGAACCGCACGCCGATCCGTGGAGTCCGCTGCCTGACGATCCCACCGACGAAGACGACATCCTTGACCGCGCGACCGTCGCCTGTCTCGGTACGGACCGTGCGCGTTCCGCTACCGACGTCATGCCCCCGAGCAACGACGCCGTCCCGTACAGCGGCGGCACTTGGTACGACTTTTATGAGGATCCCGCCGAACGCCTGGATTCGCGCGGGTGGATGGTCCGTCTCGCGGGCGTGTCCGACGACGCGACAACGCGAGCGCGGCAGTACCAGACGGCCGATCTACAGCCGTTCGTCGACAACGGATACCTGACCGCGGCCGAGGTCGCAGCCATGGTCGCTGGGGATCGCATGGAAATTGCCGGGGTTGCGACCCTGGCCGCGGGGGAATAAGCATGTCGAATCCCTACACCAGCCCGACCCTGGCGACGATTGCCGCGCGTGTCGCGTCGGACGTGACCGCCGCCCTGATTGATGCGCCGTACCTGCTTATGCGTCTGCTGCGGGGCATGGCCGTCCGCTCGTCCGGGGGCGCGTCCTGGGGACTGCACCAGGCGATCGAAGCGGCGGCGGGCCAAGCGAATCCTCTTGACGCCACAGAAGACGGACTCGACGCATGGGGCAGCTTCGTATCCCGCACCCGCAATCAGGCGACGTACTGGACGGGTGTGTTGAACGTGTACGCGGCGGCTGGCTCCATCGCCACGACCGGGGACCGCCTCGTCGTCAAGGGCGGAACCGCGCTGTACGAGTTGAAGGCGGGGCACACCTGGGGCAGCGTGTCGGGCTACTATCCGCTCGCCGCACAAGCTGTCGACGCCGGCACGGACAGCAATCTGGACGCTGGCGATGTCCTGTCGTTTGTGACGCCCCCTTCCGGTGTCAATACCAGCACCTACGTCTACAGCGTCACCGCGGCGGCCAGCGACGAAGAAACCGACGATACCTACCGCGTGCCGGTCCTGGCGGCGTTCCGTGGGGCCGGCGCACAGGGTGGAACCGCAGACGATTACGAGGCCTGGGCGCTCGCCGTCGCTGGGGTGTATTCGGCGGCGGCCACGAGCCCGACGCCGGCGACGGTAGATGTCGTGATTGCAGCGTCGGACGGTGCTGAGCCGGAAGGGCCTGCGGTGCCCGATGCGGCCCTGTTGTCGGCTGTCACAGACGCGTTGGCCCTCAAACAGCCCGTTGACGACACCGTGACCGTTACCGCGTGGAGTGCATGATGCGGATTCGCGGCGTTCCCATGGTCCCGCTGTCAACCGAGGATTGGGCGACGTTCCTGGCCGCAATCGGTTTCCGCGGGCCGGCGTGGCGGGACTCGACAAATCGATGGTGGGCGTTCCTGCGGGGGCTGGCTCCGGAATTCGGCCGCGTTCACACGTCGTTGATCCAGCTTGTGAACGACCTGACCTTGAACGATCCGACCTCGGCCTGGGTGACGTGGTGGGAAGAGGCGTTGGACCTGCCGGAAGACGACTTCCCCGTCCCGGCCACGCTGGCGGACCGGATCGTCGCCGTCAAACAGGGGCTGGCCCGTGCGCGGTGGGGACAGTCGAAACCGTTCTACGTCGCCCTCGCTGCGTTGCTGGGTGCGTCCGTGGACATCGACACATTGACCGACCGGATTCGGACGTTCCGCGTGCTGTCCCTGGACGGCGCGTGGGTTCCGGCTCGCATGGGCGCGTGCGAAATGGGGACCGCCGTCATGGGCGGCACCATCACCGCGACGGGCGAAAAGGTACAGCGAGTCATCAATCGACGGAAGCGGCTCGCGTCGCGCGTCATCTACACAGACTAGGAGGGCTCCATGCTCGAAAAGATTTTGATGGCCGCGGACGAGGTCAACACGACGACGCCACCGACGATTCCGACGACGGGGACCGCTGGCTACCCGCAGGACACCGCGCCGGGCGTGAAGGGGACGCCGGTCCAGGCGTGGCAGTTCGACATGCTCCATCGGTCGCTGACGGCGATCATCACGGGCCTGGGTGGGACGTTCGGCGCGAACGTGACGGCGCTGTGGGCGGCGCTGGGGCCGCACGTCCGCGGCGTCTGGTGCGGGACGGCTGCCACTGACAACACAGCAAGCGGGGACTATTCCGTGGTGCTCGGCGGCGCCCTCAATGTCGCTAGCGGCACCGCCGCCGCGGCGGTAGGTGGGGGGCCAAACACAGCCAGTGGCGATGCATCGGCTGTCGTGGCTGGAACCTATGGTACGGCCAGTGGCGTCTCGGCAGTGGTTGCAGGAGGCGACCACAACACAGCAAGCGGTGATTGGGCGTTTGTCGCAGGGGGCGCCCACAACACAGCAAGCGGTATTGAGTCGGCTGTCGTCGGAGGGAAAAACGCCGAGAACGGCACCGCCTACAGCCTCGGACTCGGCAAGGGCAGCAGCGCGCCCACGGTCAACCCCGCCGCCCCCGCAAACCAGAACCTGTCCGTCCTGCTGAAAGGCGACGGAGGGGATGGCCTGTTCGCGGGCACAGTCACAGTCGGTGGCGATGTCGACGCCGGCACGGGCGCGACCGTGACTCTGGACGGGGCGACGGGCGATATCAGTGCGGACGGAAACATTGACTCCGCCGGCCATATCAGCGCCGACGGAAACGTCACGTCGGATGCCAATGTCATCGCGTTGGGGTATGTGCAGGCAGTGGGCCAGGTTGTCGGCGCCGGCGGCCTCACGGTAGGAACGACATCCGGCACCATCGGCGGCAGCCCGTACGTCATAAACAAGCCGTCAGGCAGCGGCGGGAAGCAATTCAGCGGCTCTACGTGGTGGGGGCTCGGAGAAGGCGGCGAGGAATTGTTCGTCGTCAACAACTCGCTCGTCGGCGCGAACACGCACATTTACCCGAGCGCATGGTGCGACAATCCCAGCGCGACCCCGCAGGCGTCCATCAAGGCGCGCTCGGTCGGGCAGTTCACGGTCGCCGTACAAAACAACGGGCAACTCTCGGTCGAGGATGCGCTGGTCATGTTCTCGTTTTTTTTGGTCAACCCGTCGTGAGGTGGCTGTGGCTGAGTTCGCGGTTAGGGTCGACTTGCGGTCGCTCGACATCCTCGCGGATGCGTTTGGTGGGCGGCAGATGGACTATGCCAAGGCCCGCATGCTGACGGCGCTCGCCAAGGATTCACAGGTGGACCTGCGTGGGACTGAAGGCAGGTACGTTCACGTCCGCACGCCATGGACGGCGAAGGGGATGCGAATCGAGCCGGCGAGCAAACGCGGCCCGTTTGTGTCGCGAGTCGGCACGGTAGACGCCGTCATGGGCGACCTTGTGACTGGCGATCCACGCGAGCCGGCCACGCCTGGCAAGGAAATAGCGATCCCGTTGGTTGGACCGGGTCGTGGCCGTCCGACGCCGCAATCCCTGACACGCCCGTCGCGGTGGCCAAAGGCGCTGGTTGAGGGCGGGGATGTGTTCGTTGGCGTCGCGGGTCACGGCCACGGAGAGGGGCGCAAGCTGGGCGTGTGGAAGCGCGTACACCGACACGAGGCGTTCGTGGGCGTCAGCAGTCGGCGCCAACTTGCCCGCGCGGGCAAGATCGCGTCGCAGGGAGGCGCGGGGACAAGAGGTGGCCTGCAGCTGCTGTACGTCCTGCGCGATGAGGCGGAAATGCACGCGGGCCGGTGGCCGATGGACAGGCTCGTGTCTGCCACCGTCGAGCACCGCTACCCGGAGCGATTCTACGACGCGTTGGAGGAAGTCGCGCGGACAGCCCATGCCCGCATAGGAGATTGATACCATGCCGCCGATTGACGAGACGCGAGACATCCGGGAGCGCCTGTCGCGGATGGAGGGATATCTGATTGCGCCCGAGGTGGGCTTGATTCCGCGGGTGGCGGCGTTGCACGAACTCGTCTCGGCACAGGGGCGACGCCTGGACAGCGGAGACGGGGCGTTTGTCGGCCTGCGCGCGTCGGTTGCGGAGCTGACCGCTGGACCAAATCCGGCCGTGCGTAAGGAGGACTGCCGCCACCAACACGACAATGCGCGGTCGTGGATCAGGACGCTTCTCCCCCCGGTCATCGCCGCGATCCTGACGATGGTGGGGGCCCGTGCTCTGGCCCTTCCCTCGCCCGTGTCCGATTCGCTGCTCGGCTTCACCTGCCCGGCTGAGACGTGCGCGATCCCGGGAATGGCCACGCCCCCGCCCGCAGTCGAGTCTCGCATCCCATCCGGCCGCGGCTTCTGGATCTGGCGTGTGAAACAAGACCCTGCCCGCCTCGCGGACTCGGTCGCCTCCATGCACGGCACCTGGGTCGCCGTGAAGGCTGGCAATCGCGGCACTCCCAGCGCCAACCGCGACACCTCGGGAGAGTGGCGGAATCAGTTCACGCCTGCGCTTGTCGCCGCTTTCCACGCCCGCGGGATCAAGGTCTACGGCTGGGGATGGGACGAACCTTGCTGTCTCGATAAGCAGGTCAAACTTGTGCAGTCTGTCTATGATACCGGCGCGGACGGCTATATCGTTGACGCGGAAATGCCCTGGGATCGTGGGCAGAAACAGACTGCGGCAAGGTACATGGCCCGAGTGCGAGCGGCGGTACCGTCCTGGTTCATCCTGGCCGATGCCCCGTGGGACGTTCGGCATTATCATCGGCAGTTCCCGTATGATGAATTCGGGCGGTACTCGTCGTTTCGCTCGCCACAGGTGTATTGGGAGGCCCACGGAATCAACGTATACACGTCGTTCTGGCGGTACGTAGATTCGTGGGGGGTCAAGGGCCAGGTGCCGAGCGCGTCCGCGTGGGGCAACGTTACGCCTGCACAGGTAGCCGCTTTCGAAATGTTGGCGCGGGCCGCGGGAATGCCCGGCGTACTGTACTGGGTCCGCGATAGCATCCCGCCCGACGTGTACAATTGGTTCGTCTCGCACCCTTGGTGATGCGCATGATCCTGCCCACACTCCTACTCATCGTCGCGGCGTGGCTACTGTGGCAGACACAGGGTCCGCGCCCGGGAGGTCCGTCATGTGGCTGATCATCGGCAAGTGGCTCGGGCACCGGAAGTGGACGGTCCTGCTCGTTTCCATCATTCTGATTGCGTCTCTGGCCAGTATCGCAACGTTGGCGTGGCGGCTGCACGCCGCGCGATCGTCGGTGTCACAGTTGCAGGACCAGCTTATGTCGGCCGAGGTGGTGCGACAGATCGGGGACACGCAGGCCGAGGTGTTGACGGCCGAGGTCGCGGACCTGAAAGCGCGACTGGAGAAGGTCAACGCGGACTTGGTCGACCAACTGGCCCGCGGCGAGAAGGTAGTGAGTCTGACACAGACTAGGATCGTGTACCGCACGGCCGCGGTGGATATCCCGGGAAATGTCTCGACTGTACCTGCGACGGCGACCGCGCCAGCGCAAGCGCGCGTCGATTTCGTGGGCGAGAAAGGCCCTGTACATGTCGCAGGGTACACGCTCGCGCCGGCCGGGACCGCCCACCTGGAATGGGCCGTCGCGCCCCTGCAACTGGACGTGGTCGTGACCCGCGGGAAGGACGGCCGGTACCGCACACTTTTTGACACACACGATGAGGCGTGGACTGTGACGGCTGCTTCGACCGCGATCGATCCGTCCGTGCTGCTGGACACGCAGCGGCGGTGGTACATCGCCGCGACTGCCATGGTGGGCGTGCCGGACTGGCGGACTGTGGCCGTGGGCGTGGACGGCGGGTATCAGTGGGATCGCGTCAGCGCCGGCCTCGCGTACCTGCACGATGGGTACGGGCTGGAGGCGGGACATAGGTTAGGGTTGCGGGTGGGGGGGAGATTCTGATCGCCGTATCTCGGAGGCACGCGCGGCGTGCGCTCCGCTTAGCATCCCTGGCCCTGCGGCAACAGCCCGTGCCGATGATCCATACCTCCTGTGTCCGCTGATCGTAGCGCATCGCGGCCCACGCACACCCCACTGTATGCACGTCAAATCCGATGCTCCAGCGGTACCTATCCCATTTTCTGACGCGGACGACCGACACATTACTCATCGTGGACCCTCCGCCACCCACCGGATCGCCGCCGGGCCAAGCGGACAGTCCGACGCGTGGCAACACATTTATTGGGGTGCCGGCACTCAGCCTGTGCCCTGGGCGTCCCCGGGCAGATATCCATCCAGTACGGACACGCAGGCGATCCACCCTCCGCCCAGCACAGCCCCGGCGGAATGTCTGCGATGCGACAGATCATGCTATCCTCCTACGCCCCGGCGGCATCGGCCTCCGCCAGCCACGCCCGCCGGAGTGCCTCCCTCGCAGCGTGGAGTAGGTCCAGTGCTGCTGCTGCGGCAGCGCACGCCGCCTCGCGCTCGTCCGGGTCCGGCGAGCGGTAGAGTCCGCCCGCCGACAGGATCGCGGGGTACGCACCCCACTCGGCTAACATAGCCTCGGTCTCGGCCCTGCGGGCCGAGTCCTCCGCGATGCGGAGCTGCCGGGCCCGTGTGGCCCGAGCTTGGTCGCACCGCGTCCATGTGCGGAGGCCGTCTCCCTTTGTGAAATTCGGTCGCGTGTACATTTCCCCCCCTTCCCCGGCCTCAGACGAGGCCGGGGCGCTGCGTGACTCAGTCCGCCTCGCGGATCTCGTAGTCTTCAAGGCTCCCGCAAAGCCGCTCGGTCTCCGCGTCCGCGAAGATGATCCGAGTCAAATCGTCCGACAGCGACATACGGCCACGGTACCCGGCGTCGAGGTGCATCGCGACCAGGGCCTCAGCTGGCGTCCGCCCCTCGTACTGACCCATGTCCTGCCCCGCCTTGCTGGTGATCTGGTACGTCGTCTGGCTCATCTCGTCCCCCTCGTGTCAGGTGTCGGCGAGGGACCTTCCCCTCACCCATGGACAGATGGTAGCGCCTCTTTTCTGGCGTGTCAACAATTATTTTTACACGCGTGATTGCGGCGTAATATCATCGGGTTGCGCGGTTTGGACGGCTAAGGTAAAAGCTTTTGCCTAGGCGGGCTGCGGGGCGGCGGGATGCTCCGTGATCCACTCCCCATCCTCGCCCAGCATCGTACCGCGCCGGGCGAGTACCTCGACCGCCTCCACGATCACGGCCCCCTCCTCCGGGCCGATATCCTCCCCGGAGTAGCCCTCGTCCAGCGCCGGGCCCAGCACGATCTCGCTCCCATCACTCAGGGTGGCGGTGGGGTGCTCCTCCCGCCACTGCTCCCACCCAGCTACGCACCCGAGCCCGTACTGCCGCATCGCCTCCTGGGCCTCTTCGGCCTCCGCGGGAGTCTCCCCCCCCTCGGTACCCCACTCATCGCCCAGTAGGTAGGCGGTCGCCCCACGCCAGCCCAGGTCGCGGACCAGGGCCTCGCCCCAGCCCTCGTCGGCCGCCGCCTCGATCGGCCGCGGTGCGGCCGTAGCAGCGGCCTCGGTAGCCGCCAGGTATCCGCCAGCGCATCCCAGCTCGTACGGCGTCTGCCGCTCCTCCATGATCTCCCTCCTCGTGCCCGCTAGTGGGCAGGGCCAGAGTAGCGCTTCCGCCGCCACGGCGTCAACTATTTTTTTTCACGCGTACAATCAAGTAGTTACGCCGTATTGCCTCGCCCATCCCTCTGGTGTATCCGGATACGGGCCTCGCGTGAGGTAGAGGATTGCAACCATCGTGCCAACCGCAGCGGATCCTGCGAATATTCCCCAGGCGGACGGAGGCTACCCCGACCGATGCCCTTGCAATAGTCGGGCCACCTGACCTGCTAGCAATGAGCATGCCAAACATCGACGAAATTCATGTCTCTGCAACATTTTCCTGGGACCTGCCGGAGGCCGAGCGCCTGGCTGATCTGTGGTCCGCGATCGCCCCGACGCGGCTAGGCGGTCCGGCTACTGGTATGCGAGGCGAGGACTTCACCCCGGGTATGTATCTGCGGGAGGGCGACGTAATCACCTCGCGCGGGTGTCCGAATCATTGCTGGTTCTGTGTCGTGCCGAAGCGCGACGGGCCATTGCGGGAACTGCCGATACACGAGGGCTGGAACCTGCGCGACGACAACATTCTTGCGTGTTCGGAGCAACACATACGGGCCGTTTTCGCGATGCTGGCTCGTCAGCGGGGACACAAAGTGTGCTTGTCGGGTGGCATCGAAGCGGCGGCGCTCCAATACTGGCACGCCCAGTTGATCGCTAGCGTCCACCCGGACCGCTGTTATCTCGCCTACGATTCGCCCGCGGACTATGCGCCGTTGGTGGAAGCCGTCGCACTACTCCGTCGCGCGGAAATGGAACAGGGCCGCCCGCGAATCGTCTGGTTGCGCTGCTATGTGTTGATAGGTGGACCGAACGACACGCCCGAGAAAGCGCAGCAACGGATGGACGCTGTAGCGGACCTGGGGGTGCTCCCATACCCGATGCTGTACCGCGACCCGGCGTCGCCAGACAAGGCCCGCCCCGAGTATCAGTGTGTTCTTCGCGCGTGGGGTGGATTCCAGGGCCGATCCGCAATGATGGCGTGTGAGGCCGCACATAGAATTATCGACAGGATGAAGGCGGCTAGCCGCTAATCGTCACAGTAATCTGTCTCGTCCCGAACGGGCATTCGACGTGGCGTGAATAGCGTTGTGGCTCTTCGTTTTCACCACGATCAACGCAGATTCTCGGGCATCCCTCATTGGTTAAATCGTCATCAACTCCCCAACATACACCCTCGTTGCCGTGTCTCTCGTGGTACGGGCATACTCCGAAGCTACCGACGCATTCTGGACTGTCGATTGTGTTAGTGCGTGTGATCATCGCCGTTCTTCCTCGCTGGCCTTGAAGTTGTATACCGGCCGCAGACGATCCACGATCTCTACGGTGGCGCCCAGCCACGCCTCGACAGTCGCGGCGGGCTTGTACGCGTCCGGAGCCTCATCCAAGGTGTCGCTGCCGACACACGACGACCACACACCAGCCGCCCGCATAGTGTCGCGGAAGTCGTCCAATGACAGGCGCCGTTTCGCTTCCATCCGGCCCATGCGCCGACCGGCCCCGTGGGGCGCCGATTCGTTCCAGTCGGGGTTGCCACGGCCGATTCCGAGGATCATACCATCGCGCATGTTCCAGGGGATCACGACGGACTCGCCTTGCTTCGCGGAGATCGCGCCCTTGCGGATCATTCCGTCGTCGTCTATGTAGTTGTGCACAGACTCGACTCGGGAGTTGAAGTCGAATCCGCGGCGATCTCCGAATACAGCTACCGCGATAGCGTCGGCCATAGCAATTCGATTCAGCCGCGCATAGGTTTGAGCAAGCCTCATATCCCGCAGATAGTCTTGCGCCTCTTCGCCTTCGAGCCACGCCAACGCGCCCGCTTCGGGGTGCCTGCGCTTCGCGATATCTTGGTGAAAGTTCGCGATGCGCAAGCCGAAGTTGCGGGAGCCGGAATGCAGGGCGAGCCACAACGACCCAGTTTTCGCGGAATGGTCCAGTTCTATGAAATGGTTGCCCCCACCGAGCGTCCCGATGGAGTTGATGGCGCGCTTCGGGTCGCCTCCTATGTGGATCGACAGGGCTTCGACGTCCGCTAGGAACCCCAGGAAATTCTTCCCGAGGCCAAACCCGTGGAACAGGGTTGCGACGTTCGGATGGATGCTGTCCCGGGTCGCGAACCCGGACGGGACCGCGTTCCGGACGCGCTCGTCAAACGCCGGGAAGTCGATCGGCTGGTCGGTCAAGGGCAGAGCCAGCACCCCGCACCCAATGTCAACACCTATGACATTCGGACACACCCCAGGGCCTACCGGCGACGTGAACCCAATCACGGCCCCGGCGCCAGCATGGACATCGGGCATGATCCGAATGTGACAGCCGGCGAACGCGGGGCAGTCCAGAAACGTACGGATCTGCGCCTCCGCTGTTGCTTCCGGATCCGAGGCGAAAACCTTGCAGGATGTTGCGGAACCGGTGAATTTCATAGCTTCCATGTCCATACCTAGTCCTCCTTCTTTTGCTCCATCACTCTAACGGCCAACAGCATCTCAGCAGATACAGCCGCTGACGTGTTGAACAGCGCCCGCATTACCGGAGTCTGATCCTCGGGCTGAATACCCTCGATGCGAAATCTGCCGTCCGCATCACGGATCAACACCCATACCAGCCGATTGGTCCATCCAGGCCCGGAGCAGTTTTCGGCCCATGCACAGAATATTTCACTTCCCCGAGGCAATTGTAGGACTGTGTTCATTGGGGCGCCTCCAAAATTGCACGTGTGTCGCGGCAGCATTGGCAGTAGCAGTCTGCGGGGTGTGTGTGTAGCCATTGCACAAGCTCAGATCGCAGACGCAGCCGCATCCGCACTAGAACTTCGATGGCGTCTAGGGCCTCTACGGCCACCGCTAGCGCGTCCGGCGTGCAATGGCCGTATACCCCCACCATGTCCTCCTCTTCCTCGCATATCTTCCTCAGTTCCGCGATGCGTTCAGCGGTCATGGGGCACCTCCAGGGCGGCGCGAACGCGGCAGTTCCAGTTCGGCGGCGGCAACCGTCCGAGGTCGATGCTGGGCACAGCCTCGGCAAGCAACCTCCGCAACTTTTCGACCCGCAGTTGCAGCCGTTCGTTGTCCCGCGTGAGGTCTTCGACGGCGTATAGAGCCTCTTCCAGGCCGTCATAGAGATCGGCAAGCGAACCACCTTCGGCAAGCAACTTTTTGCGTTCCGCGATGCGTTCAGCGGTCATGGAGCACCTCCGGCATTGCAGCGTGTGTGCGGCCGTCCAGTATCAGCAGAACAACGCGCTTGTGGCCAACGTCGACGAAGTGGCAGCCGACGTGCCAGCGGTGGCGCACTGATCCCGCAGCGACCGTGCCCAGTCCGGGTTCATCGGCCGGGCGCCGGGGCCGGATTCGCTCCCGCAGACGACCCACGAGATGTGTGAATAGACGTTGGGCTCCGCGTCGCCCTGCGGATGTCTACCCGTACCCGTGAGCGCGCACAGGTAATCCCACGGGTGCTTGCCGGGCAGCGGGTCGCAGTTGGCCGGCAGATCGGATAGGTCCACCGGCCCTAGCATCGGTTCGACCGACACCCAAGTTCGCCAGCCCTTCGCCGCGAGGTCCATCAGGTGCGGGATCCGCTCGTCCGCTTCGGCCTGTGTCGAGACGGAGGTGCCCAGGATGATGTTCGGCCGTGGCTCGGCTGTCCGAAGCCAGGCCATCCGTTCGGGGCGCTTCGTCAGCACGAGGAACGTGTGCCGCGGCTGGTTCTCCATCGCTCCGAAGACGCGGTAGAGAAACCCCATGCTGACGCCGTCCGCGAACAGGTCCCCACCGAATGAAACAGCCACGACGCCGGACCGGCGCGTGCGCATCGGCTGATCCAACCTCTCGGGATGTTCGCGAGGCGTCCCGAAGTCTTCGCCCGGATGGAATCGCCTGTGCATCGCCGCGGCCCGACATCGGGCAGCGCACGGCAGGCCAGGACGGCACCCGGTCACGGGATTCCAGGCAAAGTCGGCGTACTGGATTCCGGACTTCGACATGCTCATGGCTTCACCTCCATTCCACAGCGAGGGCACATGGACTTGACTTCCGGCCCTTCCCACGTCCACACAGCGGCATTCGGTTGGCAGCGGTAGACGCCGCGAGTGATATCGAATCCATCAAGCACCGGGAAATCGGCACGCCGCAGGTTCCGGGTGTTGCACACTTCCACCACGAACGGTTGATTCGACTCGCGCAGCATGACGGCACGTCCATTATCCGGACCGCCAACAAGGACGGCTTGCCGCAGTCGATTCCGCTCCTGTGCCCGCAGCCATTGTATTTCCTGCTGTGCCGCTTTCAGCCGTTGTGCCAGCGTCTTGCGCGCGGGTCGTTTCATGCTCACGGCTTCACCTCCGGCGCGGGGGCGTCAACGGCGGTCGCCTCGACCAACAGGGCAAGGCGCCGCTCGCACTCGGCTTTCGCCGCCTCGACGGTGGGGAATCTATCTTGATGCCAGATAGCTGCTACACCATCGCCAGCGAGCGGCGAATATTCGGGCGTTCGCTCCCTTTCCATAGCCACTATGCCACTTGATATGTGCCCCACGGCTGATACAGATACCCACCCGTGGAACGGTCCTCCGACCCTCGGCAATGTGCTATGCCGGATAGTGCGGTCCCGAAAGATGTCCGTGCCCCATTCCATCTTCTACTCCCCCCATAGTCCCGCGTCCCGTAGCGCGGTTTCGGCTGCTTCCTCGCACGCCTCGCGGGACACAAATGGACCACGATTGCATACCGCGTCTGTGACGTCCGGCCTTGCAGGCTCCCACAGGTCCGCGAACCAGTCCGCGCCGTCGTACTCCACGCACACGAACAGGTCCGCGAGCCGGTCACGCCGTCGCAGGACGGTCAGTTCCGTCGTCAGTTCCTCGACCCTCGCCTCTGCCGCCACCCTCGCGGCGTGTTCACGCTCGTATGCCTCGGGCCAGGCCCAGTCCAGTTTTTCAGCCATCCTCACCCCTCCTGCCCGCGGAGAATCGCGAGCGCCAGGTCACAGGTGCCATCCAGAGACAGGCCGTTGCCGCGGTACAGCAGCGCCGCTTCCGCCCGCTTGCAACGCGACCGCCAGTTGACGGCGTGGGCGCGGCAGTCGTCGTGTGCGCTCCAGAAATAACGGCGAAATCCCGTGTCGTCATCGGTACGGAAACAGGCGCTCGGACGCGCAGACTCTTTGCCGCCTGCGATGCTCCACGCCTCCCAATCTGCATCCGTCGCCCGTTCCCGATCGCACCTCTCGCATCGCTCAGACATTGGCGGCCTCCTTCATCGCGGCCTGGACGCAGGACAGGGGCGTGTCGCCACGCGCGATCCATCCGTCCCCGTGGTCCGGATCTCTCAGGACGCCCCAGCGAGGCACGTTGCCAGCAGCAAGGTCATCAACATCATCCAGACAGACCGACAGCCACGGACGCACACGCAGCCATTCCCACGCCGCCGCGAGTTCGTCCCGCTGCCCGCGCACAACGTCACGTTCCCGCTCCGCAAACTGGCGGATCTCGCGCTCCGCTGCTAGCTCGCGCTCCAGCGCCTGCCCCCGGCGGATTGCGTCGTCTATGACCGCGGCCTCGTCCTGTGTCGGCATAGCCATCCACTCTCGCAGGCACGCCATCGATGCCTGACCGTCGTCGCTACGCTCCGGCATGCAGTCGCACCCCATCGCTCCGCTCGTCACCATCCGCCCGCACCGCTTGCACGGCCCCATAGGATTCGCCATCTGCCCACCCCTCCTTACGTCCTCGCGGCACATTTCCACCGTGGCCGGGGTGCATTCCTCGACCATCGCCAGGATGCGCTCGTAGCGATCCCGCTCACGTTCCGCCTTCGCCCTGGCTTCGCGCTCGGTGGCGAGGGCGGTTTCGGCGGCGTCAACCTCGCGCTGCATGTCGCACAGCACCTTGGACTGGACCCGCATACATTCGCGGCGGTCGTCCCGCTCCCGCGTCACGGCGGCGAGGGCGTCCGCTAACCCGCCTCCCTTTTGGACCATGCACGCCGTATTGTCGGGGCAGGCTCGACAGGCCGCGAATAAGGCGTCGAAGCTACCCATGCAATCCTTCATCGTCCAACCTCCCGCGCCTCGGCAATCATCGCGTCAACCGTCAACGCGGAATTGGAAGCGAGCAAACCCCGAAACATCTGCCGTGCCAGCCTTTCCGCCAGCACCCGCGACACACGCCGTTCCTCGTCCAGCTCGCGTTCAAGGCGGGCGAGTTCGGAGGCGGCGGTGAGGGTTTCCAGTTTCGCGGCGTCATTCGGTCCCGCGTGCCGTTCGGCCACCAGGAATCGCCCCGCGCCCAGCGGCATAACAGCGCTCGGAGGTGACGTGTACCGGCAGGCGATCCCGCCGTTGAACTGGCGCGCCGCGTCCGTCGCCTTCCCCGTCGCCGGGTCGTAGTATTTCGGGTCGCTCGTTCCGCCTCGGTTCGTCGCGCTCATTCCAGCTCCCTCCGCGCCCCGGGCCGGTCTCCCGGGGCGCACGCTTGAAATGCGGCTCGTCGCCGCAGGTCATCTACTCCACGGTCCCCGCGATCTCTTCCTGCGTCACAGGAATGGCGAAGGTCACGAAATACAACCGATCCTCGGTACGATCGGTCGCCTCGTGGAACGCCTCTCGAATCTCATCGTCCGATTGGCCGTGTCCCTCTCCGCCGCAGCAGTCGCCCACGGCACACCAGTTGCCCTTTGTGTCCATCATCACACCGATTCGAGCTTGCACAAAAACCTGCTCTTCCATCATGCCCCCCATGCGACACTGTGCCGCAATACGCACACCATCCGTGTCCCCGCAGCAGCACCGCCCAGGATCCCAGTGCGAGGCCGTGACCGACCGTCCGCACCGGGGGCAGCGACCGGACAGGATCCTGCGACTGGCTCGCACCTCTTCCGGCGTCGGACCGAGATAGCTCCAGTCGTCATAACGATCACTCAACACCGCTATCCTCACGCGACAGATACACACAGTTGCCGCGTTGCTGCACTCGTACACCGCTCCATGCGCTCTCCCTGCCCAGGCGCCGCGCGAGGCTCTTTGGTGTCCGCACATTCTGGCATTGCTTGTATGCCTCACGTTGCGAATCAAATTCCAGCTTGATCGTCGCCCCAGTACGCACCCTTTCGACGGCCTCCGCGAGGACTGGATTGCGAATAACGCCAGCCCCCACGCCTCGCCTTCGCATAGGAACTTGATCCGGCGCAACCTCAGAAATCTTCATCTTTCCGTCCTCCTACGCCGCCCGTCGCGACGGCTGCTGTAGCACAGGCGCAGTCGGGCCAGGACACGGAAGACTCCGGGTATAACTCCGCCACGACGCGCGCCAAAAACGGCTCGCAGGCATCCCGCAGTAGCGCTGTGGTATCCTCCATCATGATCCCCATCTTGGCCCGCATTGACCGAGCGCCCGGCGTTATAGCGTAGGCGATTAATGCCTCGGTTTCAGCTGGTTCGAGCCGCGCCATAGCTACCTTAATCGCGACCTCCTTTGCCCGCGCGACGAATTCGGGTTGCATATCGTTGCTGGCGGCGGCCTCACGCCGCCCGCCCATATCGAGCGCCTCCAAAAATTCCGCGAACATGTGGGCCAGAATAGACGTGGCCTGCTTGTCATATTCCACCGCAGCCACATACCGTTCCGCAAGATCTCGCGTGATCATAGTCTATTCCTCCCCCGGCTCGCGCGCCCGGGACTCTGTGATGGGTTGGCCCGCCGCCGAATTGCACGGCGCCTGGTCCTGGCCGGGACCAGGGGCAGTTTCCGCGGGCCGTTCGTCGGTCGGAACGTCGATGTAGTCCGTCGTCGGCTCGCCGGAAATGTCAGCGTGTGCAGCCTGGATCGCCTCGGTAAGATCATGGGATAGTTCCACGGACTTCGGCAAGTATTTCAGGACTTGCAGCAGCACGACCTTCCGCCCATACATTTCTGGGTGTGCAAATGAATAGTGCTGCCTACCCACCTTGTTGTAGCGATCGCGATGCTTCAGCACCTTGGCCGCCGTCCATACCTCGATTGTTGGCAGTTCGGCGCCGTTCACCTTGCCGCACGCATAGAAATGCGTGATCTTGTCAGGATCATCCTCCCCGCACGGTTTGTGCGACACGAATGGAGCTGATCCGAGGCCGTAATCAAAGGTGTCGCCGACATACACGGCCCCAGTCCACGCGGTAGCGCGGCCCGTACGGCTCAGTAGGTCCACGAGACCCTGCCAGCCGGGAACAAACTGGCACTCGCGGCCATACGGGATCAGGTAGCACTGGCCCAGGACGCCGGGCTCCAGACCGAGTTGTGAAGCCTTGATCAGCGCGCCGATAAACGAGCGGGGATCACACTTCGCCAACGCTGGATTGCGCCGGAACTCGGTCAGTGCGATTCGCGCCAGTCGATCGCCGCTCATATGCCGAGGCAGGGCGCGATCCATTTCCGGAATCGCCCGTTGGATCAGTCCATACATAGTCTTAGCGTCAACAACTGTGAGAGACTGTGACACTTCCGCACCTCCTATTTTGCGGCCATCGCCGCTAGTTCGTCCGCAAACGCCCCAACCGCATGTTCATACGCCAATTCCGGATCCTGTCCAAACTCCCATCGCGGGAGTTCCAAATCCATAATCTCGTTGGAGTATCCGGGCCACTCATTGGCGCGTAGACACTCTGCTAGGGTGCGCAAAGCGGCCTTGTAGCGCTCACGCCCGCGCTCGATTGCCCGATCGGGGATCCTGTAGACCTGCACAACATACGGCGGGGTGGTTTCGACGACGATCAGCCTATTACCGCGTACCGCCTCGCCGTTGGCAATCAGGCCGTCGTCGTACATCGCGGCCGAAAAGTGGTATCCGAGCCGGGCCGACTGTGCCCCGAATGCCCGCGGGCTCGCATCAGCCGTGGTCTTCAGATCATCAACCCAACCGTCAAACGTCACGAGGTCGGGCTTGCCCTTACACAGTAGGCCAGTGTCCGAATCCACCCATGCGACCGGGCGCTCGATATAGCCGACTCCAGGCCGCAGAATAGTGCTAGCGTCCGAGTGTGCAGCGATGGCCGCCGCCATGCCCTGCACCGCCGCGAACTGTTCCGCAGTCAAAATCTCTCGCCCAGCATGAGTTTTCTTCCACGCCTTGCCTTCGAGCGTGGTAAACGACATACCTTCCGGCTTGATCGCATACTGGACATCGCGGAACAACTCGGGTTGCTGAATCAAGCGATGCGCAGCGGTGCCCAAGCGCATGCCAGGCGTTTCCTCGATGGGCGAGGATTCCGCAGCGTGATAGTGTGCGGGCGACTGTAAGGCTAATACCTTCAGCCGCGAGGGCCGCACGCCAGGCATCGCGTCGTAGTTGTCCGCGTCGATGGTGGTATAGTCCGTCACTTCGCCACCTCCCTTACCAACACCGCGCAACGATCCCCCACGTCGTACAGCGCCGCGTCACGGCCCTGTGAACGCAGCCGGTCAACATACTCTGTGCAAAACACATAGTTTGTGATGCGTTCAGCGACCAGCTTCCGCGCGGTAATCCACGCGTAGCACCGGACCGGACCCATCACGTCAATCGCAGATTGCACCGTCCGCGCGTCAAAAACGCCCTCGTATCGTTCGCACTCGAATTCCTGTGACGCAACAAGCAGCCACGTCAGCGCCGTGCAACCAGGCGGAACCCAGGTCAGATCGACGGAATGTCCCATTGTCACTCTCCCTTATCCTGCACGTGGCAGGCGGCGACAAACGCGCGGGCGGTGGCGTCGTCATACACCTTGTCGGCCGTGGCGATGGCGTCGAAGTACGCCTTGCGGGCCGGGGCGATGGCGTCGAAGTACGCCTTGCGGGCCGGGGCGATGGCGTCGTCGTACGCCTTGCTGGCCGGGGCGATGGCGTCGAAGTACGCCTTGTCGGCCGGGGCGATGGCGTCGAAGTACGCCTTGCGGGCCGGGGCGATGGCGTCGTCGTACGCCTTGCTGGCCGGGGCGATGGCGTCGTCGTACGCCTTGCTGGCCGGGGCGATGGCGTCGTCATACACCTTGTCGGCCGTGGCGATGGCGTCGAAGTACGCCTTGTCGGCCGCGTCTGACAACAAATGCGCGGCGGCCCAATGCAGATCCAGGCCGAGTTTCTGCGCCCGCCGCGCCGCCGCCAGCGTTACCTCTCCTCCCTCCGGACACATTGCCGCGAATATGGCTTTCTGTGGCTCGCGCGCATGAGCGTTTTCCAACATTTCCAACGTGATTTTCATAGCTTACCTCCGTTAGGAGACACCCACCCAGCCAAAAACGTGCCTGCCGTCAGCACACCAACACCTACCACGCGACCAACTGTGATCCACACGCCTGCTGTATAATCAGCTAGTATATATGTTGCACCTCCACCAGCCAGCAACAGCCCCACCGCAAGGATCGCGTAGACCTCGCGGGTCGAGGCACGGATACGGTCTCCCACCATTGCCCCCATCGCAGGTAGCGCGCCTGCCCCGGCCGGATGGACCGGGACAGGCTCTCGGTGGGATGAGGCAGGGGCAACATCCGGAGGGCGGATGTTGCCGGGGAAGCGGTTGTCTCGCACATCATATTGTGCGCGTTTGGGCATTCCGATTCTATGCGACATATATCCACCCCATCTACTTGTTTCCCAGCTCCTCTCGCAACCCCGCAGCCTCGTCCCTGCGTGTCGCCCGCCGCCCGCATGCATCCCCCCCGCCCGACTCTAGCGGCTGGCTATCAGGGCCGCTATCTGCGGCATCTGAGGGGAGATTACCGCGGTCGTGCGGCGCCGTCAACTATTTTTTTTCACGCGTACAACCTATTGATACCGCTGGCGATTATTGGCTTTCCACGTTGCTGAAAGAAAAATCCTTGCGGGCCGGGGCGACTAGTGGTACCCTCCACACTGGGACTGGTAGGAGACAATGCTATGACTCCGGCAGAGTGGATGATCTCGGGTGATCTATCTCGTCGCGAGGCGGCGCGGATCCTGGATACGGATCCCGCGAGCGTCGCGCGGTACCAGGCGGGTGAGGCGGTGCGGACCCGTCGGCTGGCAGAGAGATTTTCGGCCGCGACCGGCGGCCGTGTATCGATCGAGGAGTGGCTCTTCCCCGGGGGTGTACCAGCCCCCGCGACTCTCACCGCTGCGGAGGCGGCGGAACGGTCCGCTGGGTAGCATAGTTTTGACATTCGGGGTGCGGTAGCCGTCCTGTCCCCCCTCGTACGGCTGGCCGTGGGCTCATAGTCCAACACCCCGCTACTTTGTACGCGCTGGGCCGTCCCCCTGTTCGGCCTGGCGTCAGGGATGCGGTGGGAGCTACGGCTTCCGGGGCCGCCGCCGCATCCCGCCGATTGTGCGGTGTTGACTTATGCGTAACGGAGTGATATCGGATGTAGGCGAGGTTAGCTCCCTCGCTGTCTCGTAACAGGGGATCCAAGTGGCCGACGCAGATTTTCGCATAGAATTTGGGTGGCGAAGGCATTGGAAGCGCAAGACTTTGCGCAGAATATTGGGCCCACAGGCAGTCCTAGCGCTCGAAGATCTATGGGCAGACACCGCCGAAAACCGCCCCTCCGGTAGCCTTGAAAGTATGTCGGACAACGCAATCGAGGCCGCGTGTGATTGGGACGGCGAACCAGGAGTGTTGGTAGCCGCGCTGGCTAGCGAAGAACTGCGCCTGCTGGACGGCACCCCGGGAAACTATAGGTTGCACGATTGGGCGGAGCATCAGCCATACATAGTCACAGCTCCGACGCGCAAAGCGGCCGCCAAACGCGCCGCAGAAGCGCGATGGGCACACCGTACAGATACCGACACATGCACCGAGCATGCGGAGAGCATGCACCGAGCATGCGGAGAGCATGCACCGAGCATGCGGAGAGCATGCACCGAGCATGCGGAGAGCAATGCCCCTATCCGATCCGATCCGATCCGATCCGATCCAACCGATCCAATAGCCCCAGTATCGGATCCTACGGATCCTCACCCGTCCAAGGACGGGCAGGATGCGGTGCGTATTTTTGAGCACTGGCAATCGGTACACGGCTACCACAGGGCCAAGCTCGACGATAAGCGCCGTGCTATGATCAACAGAATCCTACGCAAATACACAGTTGAGGACTGCTGCAAGGCGATTGACGGATGCGCCAAGTCTGCGTACCACATGGGTGAGAACCCAACAGGCCGGAAGTACAATAGGTTGGATCTGGTACTACGCGACGGTTCACACGTAGACCAGTTTATGGCAATGGATGACTTGCCACCTGAGCCCAGATTTCCCGAGGCGAAGCGTGCGCCAACCGACCCTACCCGCGACAGGTACGGGCGGGAGTACAGTTCTGTCACACTTGCCCGCGAATACGGGCTGCTGGAGGATAATAATGAGCACTGACCAGGGGTTTGTGGGGTTCTGGGGGGTTCTTGAAGCTACGTTTGGGGCTCAGGATCCGGCACGAGCAAAGATCTATCGCACCGTGCTACAGCAGATCGCAGATTCCGATCTCGCTGCCGCGGCCGTCCGGTGTGTTGTTGAATGCAGGGCATTTCCTGTGCCGAGAGATATTCTGGATCGTGTACCCGGGTCGCTGTCTGTCCAGTCTGCCGCCGCCGCCGCATGGTCGCGCGTGCTGACCTCCGCCACCAACGGCCCGACGGCCTACAGCCCCGCTACTGGTACCAGCCCGACCGGTGCGGACCTGGACGACGACTGCCTGAGTGCCATTGGTGGACGTGGTGGACTGTGCAACTTGGCGACTGCACAGGACGATGCTCAACAGGTCGGGTTCATCCGCCGGGACTTCCTGGTATCGTATGAGGCTCGCCGCCAGTGCGAGGCTGCGGGCCTGCTACCGGACGGTACCAACCCCCCGGAGCTTCCAGGCGCACGGGACGAGGTCCGCAGTTTGTCCGCCGCCCTGGCCGCCGACATGCATGTGCCGGCCGAAATCAGTGGCGATGAAGCATTCGAGGAACGCCGCAGGACTATGCTAGAGCGACTCGCCAAAAGACGTGGGGTGGCGTAATGGATGCTACCGCCACCCTTGCGATCGACCCCGGCGACCACGGCGCCGGCCTAGCCGTGTGGACACGCGACCCCGGTGACCGATGGATACTCCGGGCATCGGCCGCCGCGCGCAAGCCAACCATTGGACACACAACACCAAGCGGCGCGGCTATGAGCCTACGGGCGCTACTGCGTGATGCGGCGATTGCCGTGTCCGCACACGTCTGGTGGGTGGTTATTGAGTCACACACAAATCCGCATATTTCCCGAGCATCCATAGACTCTCTCGCGGCCTCGCGGCGGACTTGGGAACAGACAGCAGACTTGGTGTTGCACGAGCATACGACGTACTTTCTGCCCGCGCAGACGTGGCAGTCGGGATGCGGCATCGCTACACCAAAGGCCCGTGGCTCCATGGGCGACACCAAGGCCGCCGCGATGATCCTGGCGTCCGAGATCATGCGTCCGCTCCGCCCCGCGACACACGATGAGGCGGACGCTGTCGTGATGGGGGATTGGTGGCTGCGCGCGGGGGGACCGAGGGTGCAGGAAGAGCTAGCAGCGCGGCGGAAGGCCAAGCGGGCGAAGCACGGTGGTTGGCGCGACCCGTCGTGCATTGACGCACTACGGGCGAAGGGATACGTAGTATGAAAGTATTGATGGAGGCATGGTATGAAGAGTAAGATTCTGACCGCATGGAACGAGTACGCCGCAACGTGGGAGGCCCTGCAAAAGGCGCGCGAGGAAGCGAAAAAGCGAGAGAAAGAAAACGAGGAAGCGCTTGATAAGTTGCAGGAACTGTGTGTTGTTGGAACAACCTATGAAACTCCCGACGGACACCAGTTGCGACAAGGTCCGATGGGGTTTCAGATCATTCCGCCTGTGGTGAAACTATGAACTGCAAACGCTGCCACACGACCTTGACCCAGGACGTCAATCGCCAGTGGGAGTGCCCAAGCTGCGGCGATCGTCCTGGGCCGCTGCGGGATGCGGACCTTGAGGCGATGGACACCCCCGCCGTGGCAGAGACGCTGGACGAGTTGCAGGCCCGGCACGACGAGCGGATCGCGGCCGCCGCTCCGGGCGTGACGCGGCGGATCATAGTCATGGGGCCGGGACCAAAAAAGTTCGAGGTCGACGAGCGGGACGCGGAGTTGGAGAAGCTGAGGGCACAGGTCCACGGGTTGATGGCGGAACTGGCGCGGGTGAATGTGGAAGTCAGCACAGTTCGGGACGAGTTGGCGGACGCGCTGGCGGAACTGGACGCTATGACTGGCGAGCGAAACGATGCGCTCGCGGACCTGGAGCGGGTGGTGCTGGGGGCCCACAGTCCCCGGACAATGGGGGTACGGCGTGACCGCCCTCGCCACCATCCTCGCGGCCGTCCTGCTGTCGGGGTGGCAACCGCAAGCGTACAGGGAGGTGGGGAAGTGAAGATCCTGAGGCGCATCAATGTCCCGACTGGCGACATTCTCATTGTGCAGGGGCAACACGGTCCCCTCGAATGCTTATCGTTGGGAGACTACGGCAAAGAGGTGAATATCAAGTGCGATGCGCTCGGGCTGTCGCGCGATCCAGATCCGGTGAGACACACCCAACTGCTGCCGTTGACAGAGAAATGGGTTGCCACGATCAGTACGCAATACGGCTGTTCGATGGGTTGCGCGTTCTGCGACGTCCCCAAGGTTGGGCCGGGGCGCAACGCCAGCGAGCAAGACATGATCCGCCAGGTTCTGGCGGTGATCGGATTACATCCAGAGGTGCGCACAACTGCACGGCTCAATATCCACTTTGCCCGAATGGGGGAGCCCTCGTGGAACCCCAACGTCCTTGATGCAACGCGCTGGTTCAAGACACACATCGACCCTGAGTTCCATATTCACCCCGTTGTCTCCACGATGATGCCGCGCCGCAACGAGTGGCTCAAGACGTTCATTCACACCTGGATGCGGATGAAAAACCGGCTTTTGGACGGGGAAGCTGGATTGCAACTGTCAATCAATTCGACCGACGAAAACGAACGCGCCGCCATGTTCAACGGCAACGCGCTGACGCTGGACGAAATCGCGAGGCTGATGGACGGCATCATTCCGAAGGGCAGGAAGATCACGCTCAACTTCGCGGTGGCCGGATACGAAATCGACCCCGCGAAACTCCTGCGCTATTTCAGTCCCGACGACTACCTGATCAAACTCACGCCCATGCACGAGACGGTTGCTGCGATAACCAGCGGAATCCACACCTGCGGCGACTACACAACGATCTGGCCGTACAGCCACCACGAAGCGGCGCTGAAGGCTGCCGGCTACGACGTGCTTGTGTTTATTGCCTCTCACGAAGAGGACTCAAGCCGCATCACATGCGGCAATGCCATTCTTTCGGACGCCGCCGACAAGCCCGCCGACCTCTTCGCGGAGATCGCGCCATGATGACCGTCCTGCTACTCGCGGTCCACCTGGCGCGGTGGGTCGCTGTGTCCCCCGACGCCGAGATCGCCGCCGTCGCGATCCTGCGGGGTGTGCCGCCAACGCTCGCGCTGAGCGTCGCGGATGTCGAGACCGGCAATGTACCGGAGGAGGAAACGGATGGACAACGTGATGGTGTTAGTGTTGGGAGTGTCCGTGATAATGACTATGTGGATCGTGATAATCTCGCGGTTCCGCACATAACCCGCGACACCGTGGTCTACCGTGGCAACGTCGGACGCTTCCAGATCCGTGCGACAACATGGTGCCACCCACTGGGCCTGGGCTCTCGTGCCGCCTGCCTCCGCCGCCTCCAGGACCGCCACGTCAACATCCGCGCAGGCGTCGCAGTCCTCGCCTACATCGCGGCACGGCACCCGTCAGCGTCATGGGCCGAGATAGCAGCCCGCTACAACACAGGGACGACAGGGACAGCGGCAGGGGCGAGGTACGCCGCGAAGGTCGAACGGGCCATGGAGCGGCGGTTGCGATGGGGACAGGACAACAGGAGGGGGTGGTGACTAAGCTGTCTGTGATGGTCCAATGCCGTCCACGGCGCAAACTCGTAACGCTGGACTCGTGTGAGTCCGCCTACACGACCGTCGATGCACTGCGCCGTACCACCTCCTCCTGCTACAGGTGTGAGGCTGGGCTGCGCCGCCGCCAAGCGCTCGCGGACGAGGGGAGCACGATCGACACCGCGGTCATCCTGAGCGGCCAGTATGAGCAGGACGAGGCGACGGAGAGCGACGTATGGTGAGTCTAGATCCATGCGAGCGGTGTCGTCATTACCAGGCCGGAGTCGGCGAGTGCGCGGGGTACGTCACGTGCGCCACATCCGCGCTGGATGTCGACCTGTCCGCACGGCCGTACGACGGCAATGATCATCCCCGCACCATGCAGCGGCGAGATGCCCAGGATCGCCTCAAAGCGGTATGGATCCGGCGCGATGCGGCGCTATCCTGTGAGGATCCATCTACGGCTCAGGAGTCATCATTCAAGGCCCCAACAGATCCGACCCACGCAGCGCGGCAGGCGCGGTACAGGAAGCGGCAACGAGCAACATCCACCCTACGGCCATGCGCCATCTGCGGCACTCTGACCGCGACTCTGGTGTGTAGCAGGGCACATGGTGCGGAGTACGCGAGGCGATGCAAGGGCCGCTCCCTGTCACGCGTCCAGGCGCGTCGGCCGTCGGTCGGGTCGTGGGGGTTGACGGGTGGGGTAGGAGCGGTAGGCGAGTCTGCCCCCCGGGATTGTAGATCAGAGAGATCTCCTTGAAGGGGCTATGTACTAGCAGGCGCGGCTGCGCATGTACGCGCGCGCGAGGGAGAGAAAAAAGTTGAAGCCCTTGGCACGATCTTTTCCGAGGGCGTCTGGCACGATCTTTTCCGAGGCGCTGGGGTGTATCAAAACGAGACCGGCCAGTGTATCAAATTGATGCACCCCACCCCCCAAAGGTACTTCCTGGAGGGTCGTTTCGCGCGGGTACCGCGTGG